CCAAATTTCGTGCAAATTGGTTTTGAAATGGGGGGTAGTCAAAAAAGGGAATTCCCTGAACGCAAAAAGAGAAAATATGACAAGAGAAAATATTAAACATTGCACCTTATACAACATGGACTGTATGGAATACATGAAGTCATTGCCTGACAATGCTTTTGATTTGGCTATTGTTGACCCGCCGTATCGCGATGAAAATCAGCCGACAAAAGACATGAGGGCTAGGGGAAGCATGAAGTCATTAGAAGGAAGGCCAACGCCTGAATATTTTTTGGAATTATATAGGGTAAGTAAAAATCAAATTATTTGGGGTGCAAATAATTTTCAATTGCCACAGTTTAAAGGATTTGTAGTTTGGGAAAAAGGAATTCCATCAGACTTCACAATGTCAATGGCAGAATTGGCATCACTTTCTGAAAATTTAGGCACTATTTCAAAAATTGTAAGAATACCCGTTCAAGGTCAAAAAGATAGGGTTCACCCAACACAAAAGCCAATAAAACTTTACGAATGGTTATTAACAAATTATGCTAATCAAGGCGATAAAATACTTGATACACATTTGGGTTCAGGTTCACACGCTATTGCTTGCAATAATTTAGGGTTTGAATTGGTTGGTTGCGAATTAGATGCAGATTATTTTCAAGCCGCTTGCAAACGTATAAAATTAGAAGCATCACAAGAAAGGTTGTTTTAATATGAAAGAAAAGACATTGCCATCCGAATTGCGGATTGTTCGCACTGGCGATAAGTCAGATGTTTCAGTTCAGAAAATTAAATCACGCGTGCCGCAGGCTGACTGGTTGGAAAACCCTGACGCATGGAACGCAAGCAAATTCATTCAGGAAACTTCAGACTTCATGTTTGAAATTTACGGGATTGACGCAGACCAAGACAAACATTTACTTGCAATGCTGGCCGACCAAATCACCATTTACGTTGAAGCCAAAAAAGGCGTTGTCCGTGATGGCATCGTTTCAGAATTTAACGGCGGCAAGACAATGGGCGCGTCACCTTATTTTTCAGTGATGAAAGACACGTTGAACAAAATCGTGGTCTTGATGAATGAATTGGGATTGACACCCAAAGGTCGATTGGGAAAGACACAAAGCAACACCAATTCTTATGGTGACTTATTAAGTGGCGTTAAAGTTAAAAAATGATAAATTTAATGCAAGGTGATTGTTTAGAATTAATGAAAACTATTCCTGACGGCAGTGTTGATGCAATAATTACAGACCCGCCTTATGGCACAACTGCATGTAAATGGGACAGTATTATTCCTTTTGAACCAATGTGGTCAGAATTAAAGCGTATTATTAAACCTAACGGAGCTGTTTTGTTATTTGGTAGCGAGCCTTTTAGTAGTGCATTAAGGAATAGTAATTTAAATAATTTTAAATATGATTGGTATTGGCAAAAAGATAAAGCAGCAAATTGGATGTTTGGGAACAGAATGCCATTAAAAATATGCGAGATTATTTCTGTTTTTTATGAAAAAAAACCAACATATAACCCACAAAAAACAATAAATCCAAATGGAATAAGCAAAAGACACTTATCTAATAATCCATCTAAAATATCAAATAATGTAAAAGATTTAATGGGAAAATCATGGAAAGAAACTGAATCAAGCAATAATGAAAATTATTGGGGTAAAAATTATGAGCCTGATAAGCTGCTTCCAACACAATTAATTTACTTTAGTAAAGACCAAAGAAATAAATTGCATCCTACACAAAAACCAGTTGCATTACTTGAATATTTAATTAAAACATACACCAATGAAAATGAAACTGTTTTAGATTTTACAATGGGTTCAGGCACAACGGGCTTGGCTTGCAAAAATCTTAATCGCAATTTTATTGGTATTGAATTAGATAGTAATTATTTTGAAATTGCGCGGAAAAGAATAAATGAAACTTGAAGACGGAATCTTTTATGCCATTGATGTTGTCAAAGGCAACATTACGGTTTGCAACAAAGTTCGATTGGCGTGTCAACGATTCTTAAATCAACTTGAAGACAAGCATTGGGAATATGAATTTGTTGCTGATTACGTTGACCATGTATTGGAATTTTTTGGAACGCTTAAACATACAAAAGGCGCAGACGCAGGAACGCCGCTTGAATTAAAGCCGTGGCAAATTTTTGCCTTATGTGCAATTTACGGTTTCCGAAGTAAAAAAGACCATGAAAAAAGAATGGTGACGGATGTCATTATTTTTATTCCCCGCAAGGCAGGCAAATCAACTTTCACCGCTGGCATCAGTCTTTACGAATTGCAGTTTGGTGAACATGGCGCGGAAGTATTTACGCTGGCAACAAACCGCGAACAGGCAACCATTGTGTTTGATGCATCAAAAGGTTTTGTTGAGAATATGCCAACGGAAGTTAAAAACGCATTTGATGTAAGTAAGTACGAAGTAAAAAAGACAAGCGACAGTCAATCCACATATCGCGCCCTTTCACGCGACAACAAAAAGTCGGGTGACGGTAAAAACCCATCATGTTGCATTATTGATGAAGCGGCGCAGATTATTGACCGCAACAGCATTGAAGTTTTGCATTCAGGCATGGTCGCACGCAAAAACCCATTAAGAATTTACATCACAACAGCCAGCTTTACTAAAGACACCAAGTTTTATGAAGACATGCAAGCGTTTGAAGCTATGTTGCAAGGTGATGCAACTGACAATCCACATTGGTTTGGTTTGCTTTATGGTCTTGATCCGCAAGATGATTGGCGCGACCCTGCGACTTGGGCAAAAGCAAACCCAATGCACGGGATTAGTGTTTACCAAAGCGCGATTGAAGAAAGATGCGAACAGGCAAAGTTAAAGCCAGCCGCATTAAATGAATTCTTATGCAAAACCCTGAATGTGTATGTTTCAGCCAATACCGCATGGATTGACCGACAGTATTGGGATGATTCAATTGCAAGCAGGAAAGAAGAACCTGAAGCCGTGTTCATTGGGTTCGACTTGGCGGCAACGCGAGATTTGAACGCAGTTTGCACATTGTTTAGATATTCCGAAGACGATTATTTTGCTGAATTCAAGTTTTTCCTGCCTGAAGAAGCGTTGAACATAATTCCAACGCATTATCGTGATATATTCGACATTGCAGTCAAATCAGGAATATTACACATCACACAAGGCAACGTGATGGATGACCGCGAGATTTCAGAATACATTAAAAATCAAGCGGCACTATACAACATTCAAGAAGTGGGTTATGATGCGTATAATGCCGCAAGTTTAATTGCGCGACTAAATGATTTTGGGATGCCAGTGAAGAAGGTTGGGCAAGGCATGGCGGTTTTAAGTAACCCCAGCAAGCACACCGAAAAACTGATAATGTCACATTCTATAAGACACGATGGAAACCCATTTTTGGGTTGGCAGTTGGGAAACTGCGAGGTTTACGAAGATGTAAACGGCAACATCAAAATTCGCAAGAATGAGGCAGACAAGTCGGCCAAAATTGACGGCATTATTGCGATGATTATTGCCATGCACTGTTCGTTAGATCACCCATTAATGTCAACATCATTTGGCTTCCGTAGTTTTTAAGGTGAAAACATGGCGATAACAGATATTTTCAAAAGAAAACAGAATAATTCATCAGAAAGTAACACGCTTTTTGGTCAAACCGCGTTAGGTAATAACGTATTACGCAACGCCGCAACAACGCCAACATCGGCCGCATATCAACTTTTATATGTAACAACATCAAGCACAACGACCGCTGGCCGCACCATTGACATGTCAATGTTGTCGCGCAATTCGACAGTCATGGCCTGTATTGGTGTCAAAGCACGCGCATTGGCGCAGTTGCCTATCAAAATCATGGCTTATGGTGAAGACGGCACGTTGGTTGACGCAACAATGGATAAAAGCGTTAGCGCACGCGACAAGGCAAAAGCCCGTTCCGTTTTAAGTTTGTTGCAAAACCCAAATCACTTCCAGTCACAATACGAATTTTGGTATCAATTCTTGATGTGGCACGAATTAGCGGGTGAAACGTTTACATTGTTATGGCGTAAAGACCAAGACCAAACATTGCAGACACCGCTTGAAATGTATATTTTGGATTCAACGCTAATCACAGCGCAATTGACTGAAACGCGTTATCCAGCATACAGATTAAGTTCGCCATCATACGGATTTAATAAAGATGCAGAATTAAAATCGCATCAAGTGTTACATGTAATGGATGCGGCATGGCAGGGTTCAGGTTCATTCAACAAAGGCATTTTGGCGGTTGAATTAATGGGTCTTGACCAAGACATCGATATTTATGCAAACTTTGTTATGCAAAACGGTGCAAAACCAACAGGTCTTTTCCGCACCGATCAAGTAATTCCTGACAGCAAGTTTAAAGAAATCAAAGCGCGTTTGGCTGAAGCGTGGTCAAGCATGACTGGTTCAAAAGCAACTGATTTAAGCAAACCCGGTCAATCAATCTTACTTGACAACGGGATGCAATACGAAACAATTAAGATGTTAACACTGCAAGATGCAGACGCGGCCGCTTTGAAATTGCAAACAATGAAACGTATTTGCGGTTTGTTTGGCGTTCCGCCTTCAATGATTGGCATTGGCGATGCAAAGTATAATAATACACAAACAATGCTTGATGAATTCTACAAATCAACAATGTCACCGTTGCTGATTAACATTCAACAGAAATTAAAGGGCAGTTTGTTGCAAGGCTATCCAAACCTTTGCATTGAATTCCAAACTGAAAACTTTTTGAAGGGCGCGCCAATCGACCAAATGAATTATGCGGTCGCTGGTATTAATGCCGGCATTATGACACCAAACGAAGCCCGCGAATATTTGGGTAAGGCTAGTATTGACGGCGGTGATGAATTAAAATCAGACAATACAAAATCAACTGATCCAATTTCGGGCAGTTCGCCGCAATCAACTGGCGGCGGGGGCAATACAAATCACGTTGGTCGCACTGGCCAAGCTGGCAAAGCATAAAGAATAAGGGGCTAATCCAAAATGACAGACATTAAGTTTTTATTTGAATCAAAAGTGCAATTGGGCATTGACGCTGACGAAGCGCAAGGCAGTGGCACAATTGAAGCGCAATTCACAACATGGGGCGCACGCGAAGGCGCAGACGGCCGAAAATTTAATTACAAGGCTGAACCATTCATGGAGTGGGCAAAAGCGATGGAAGCGACAGGAAAGCCATTGCCAATGTATTTTCAGCACAATGATGAATCAATGCCAGTTGGCGAGTGGACTTCATTTGAATTTGATGACAAGGGCATGAGTGGTAAAGGCCGTTTGTTTACAAATACAAGCGCAGGCCGTGATTTATATACAATTATGAAAGAATCGCCAAATATGGTTGGCGGTGTTTCCGTTGGCGCATACGCAGACGAATATTGCATGGTAGATGCTGAAGGCAATATGCTTGATGCAGGCATCGCGGCTGACGAAGGCTTTTTCCAAATCACAAAAGGTGGTTTGCGTGAAGTTTCAATTGTTATGAACCCAAACAACCTTGAAGCCAACATTAAAAAACTAGAATCTTGCTTAAACGCAGACGGTTCAGTTGAACCAAGAAATTTGGAACGTGCCTTGCGTGACGCAGGGGTTTCAAAACAGAATGCGGCGGTTGCCGTTTCTGTATTTAAGGATGTAATGGAAAGTCGGCGTGATGCTGGCGATGCAAGCAACCTTAAAAACGACACGGATCGGAGTGATTCTGAAACGGTAGCCGCCGAAGACGCAATTCTTGCGGCATTTGCCGAAAGAGAATTGTTGAAGAAATTAAATCAACGCATTAAAGGATAAATCATGTCAGAAAAAATCATGGAAAAACTTGACGCGATTGAAGCACAAAATGTTGCTGAAATTGCAAAAGTAAACGAAGCAGTTGACGCAAAAGTTGCGGCAATTGAAGAAAAACTAAACACAGAATTTGCTGAAAAAGTTGCGGCTTTAGAAGCTAAAGTTGCAGACATCAAATCACCTTCAATCATTAAACTTGAAAAAACAGTTTCAGGCGATGTGAACAAACGTGTTCGTGAAGCGTTATCAACATTTTACAAAGGCAACAGCCGTGTTGAAAAAGAATTTGCTTTATTTGCTGACGAAGGCGAACACCAAGCATTCTTGAAAGAGGCATCAGCATTGACTGGTTCAGGCGCAGGCATCGGCGGTCGCACAGCATACGACCCAGTATTCGTTGCACTACGTTTGGCAAACCCATTGCGTGGCGCAGGCCGTAACGTAACAACTGACGGTTCAACATACCAATTCCGTGCAAAAGTAGGTAACGCGGGTGCGGCTTGGGGCTATCCAGTAAACAACAACACTTCAGCAACTACTGAAAACACAAACATTTGGCAATTAACATTGCAAGATTTGAACGTTCAATTCCCGGTCAGAACAGCGGCTTTGGATGACATCGACGGGCTTGAATCAAACCTTGTTTCAGACATGTTGGTTGAATTTAGCCAAGCTGAAGCGTTATCAATGGTTCAAAACGATGATCAAGGCTTGACAACACTACCTTATGGCGGTTCAAACGGCTTGCGCGGTTTAAATCAATATCCGGGCGTAAACAGCACATACACTGGCGGCACAACTTCAACAGCGGCATTTGGTTCAAGTGGCACTGGTTCATCAAGCGGTTTGCATTCACTAGCAACTTATGACCAGTTGACAACAAACGGTGACGCATTGGCAAACAATGTGACATATAAAGACGTTGTAAACTTCATTTACGCATTGCCACAACAATACTGGACAGAATCAGCGAAATTTATGATTAGCCCATTAATGCTTGCCGCAATTCGTGGTTTGACAGACAGCCAAGGCCGCCCAATTTACGTTGACGGTTTAGCACGCACTGACGGCATTGTTGGTTCATTGCTTGGCTTTGATGTTGTTGTGAATAAATACCTTGATGTGCCTTCAGCCGATACAGCGGCAGGCACAGACGATTTATTCCCAATGTATTTTGGTGACTGGCAACGTGGTTTTGCAATCGTTGATCGCATGAACATGGTATTGCGCCGTTACGACCAAACATTACCGGGTTCAATCACTTTCTACGGTGAAAAACGTTTAGCATCAAGCGTTGTTGACCCATTTGCGATTGTTCGTTACCGTTCAACTGCAACTGTTACTAAGTAATTAAAGGCGGGGCGGGGAAACCTGCCCCCTTTTAAATCCTTTTAGGAAAATAAACCATGAAAACCGAACAAATTTTAAAAGGCATTAAGGAAGCATTGATTGACGGTAAGTCAGTGGTCAATTTTTCCGAAAAAGTCGATTCAAACGAAGCGTCAGCATTAACAGGCAGTGGCCTTAATGTTGGTGGTCGCACTTACTTTGATGATGCGTTTGCGGCATTGCGTTATGCAAACCCATTCCGTCAAGGTTCACGCCAAATTATTGGCAAAGGTTCAGCCGCACAATTTGTGGCAAAAACAGGTAACGCAACAAGCGCAACAAACCCATTTGGTTACACAGTTGACGCAAACAGCGGTTCACCTGATATTTCAACAGCATTTTGGCAATTGCCAATGCGTGTTATTTCAGCACAACTGCCAATTCGTAGCGCAGTATTATCAGACATCAACAATATTGAATCAGCGGTTGTTAATGATTTAATGTTAGAATTTTCAGCCATTGAGGCATCATCAATGGCATTAAACGTTGACCAATCAGGTTCAACAACAACAACTTTAGGCGGCACAAGCGGCTTGCGTGGTTTAGTAAACTACAACACAAGCACAAGCGCGGCCGCATACGGCACAAGTGGCACTGCAATCACAAATGGTTTGCATACCGTGTTAAAAGAAGAATTTAGCGCATCAGCAATTGGATATGATGACATTGTGAACGCGGCATCACTATTGCCAGCACAATATTGGTCAATGCCAAGCACTGCATGGCACATTCACCCAACATTGCTTGCACAAATCCGCAAATTAAAAGGTTCAACTGGCGGCGCACCAATGTTTGTTGAAGTTGGCAGTGAAGACGGTGGCGCGGGCGCATTCTTGTTTGGTTTCCCAGTAGTTCCAAACCCATATTTGGCCGCACCAGCCGCAGGCAAGATTTCAGCCGTGTTGGCATGTTGGGATTGTTTCATCACTATCGTTGACGGTGAAGAAATGTCAATCCAACGCTTTGACCAAACACAACCCGGCACAGTAACGCTTTATGCTGAAAAACGCATGGCATCAACTGTTCGCGATCCATTTGCAGGCGTGTTTTTAATCGGGGCTTAATCATGGCTGATACTTATGGCATGACAACTTTTGCGGCAACGCGCAATCCGTTCAATTACGATAAGTTTGAACAGATTGACCGTGCCATAACAACCAATTGGCTTACCCTTGAAGAAATCACCAATCAACTAAACTTGTTTGGTGATGAATCACAAGATGCTTATTTGGAAAGTTTGGAATTGGCCGTTCGTATGCACATTGAAGACTACTTGGGAATGCCTATTTTCCCAGTGACATATCGTGTATATTACGGCATCAGTTCACAATACAACACGCCATTAAGTTTAGATTTGCCTGAAGTTTCAACAACTGATTTGCAGATTAACAGTGTGAAATTCTACAATGCTGACAACCCAAGCATTTTAGTAACTATTCCATCAACGGAATATTATTTTGATGCAACTGGCAACAAGGTGATTTTGAACACTGGACTGCCTTCAAACATTAGCACAAATCGCACATCGCCAATTGTTGTTGAATATACGGTCAATCCAAACATAATTGCCCAATATCCTGTAATTAAACAGGCCGGGTTGTTATTGTTTACGCATTTGTATAATAATCGCAGTGATACAACGGCAACAGGGCTTCAAAAAATTCCGTTTGGGGTTGATGCCTTATTACGACCATATAAACCGCTTGTGATGTAAGGAATAGGCATGGCAATTGCACGCTTTGAAAATGTGGATGTGAACACCCTGACTTTTGGCGTTAATGCCTTTGGTGAAGGGTCAACCACAATCACAAGAAAGTTTACTGGCAGGCCATTGGTTCAAGATGTAAAAAATTCAGTTGCAATCACTGAACGTTATCGTGTTTACCAAGATTTGATAAGCATGAAATTTAATTACACGCCGTGGATGAAAGATGTTGTTGATAATCAAAACTTGTATTCAATCACATGGCGCGGTAAGGATTGGCGAATTACCGATTGCGTTGAAAGCAATGATAGAATGTCAGTGACATTAATGTGTTACCGTTCCGATCCTGCAACGAAGGTTTAAAATGACAACACAAAACAACATTGCACAATACGCAACCGCGATTCAAGCGCAACTTAAAACCGTTGTTGGTTCAGTGCCAGTTTACTCACTGTTCAACAGAAATTTTGCAACTGAACCATTGTTTGTGACATGGCAATTGCGTGATGTTCACCAAGATGTTTACACAGGCATTTATCAAAGCAACAAAGGTATTGATAGGCCAACGTTTCAGATTAGTGTTTTTTCAGGCAGTTCGCAAAGCGGCTTTGAATTGGCAAACACCATTATTCAAGCATTGCATGGATATACTGGCCAGTTTGGCGGCGTTGGTGGTTTTTATATTGCAAAAGCAGATGTGACCATGTTATATCATGGTTATGATGACGAAATAAAACTGTATAATATATTTATGGATTGCACGATTGACATTCCTGCATGATAAGACAGTAATTTATTAATTTTTTAAAAAGGAAATAATATCATGGCTTTACCTGATAAAGTTTTACCGGGGTTTAGTGCAACCTTATACGCACAACCAACATCAACACCAACACCGTTGACCGTTGCAAATTTAAGCGTTTACGCAAGCGTTTCAGCAATTGCAGTTTCAGGCAATGAAGTGCCAGTTGAAGCGATTCCTGCATTTGGTTCAGACGATGCAGTTGCATCATTTGGCGTTGCTGGTTCACGTCAAGGCGATAAAATCCCAGTGCAAAATGCACCAACATCAATGTCAATTACAGCGGCATGGAATCCAGCCGATGAACAATTGCTATTGATTCGTGGCGATTCTTACAATGGCACGATTGACCGCACTTTCGTTATTAGCGCAACTGACGGCACAAACATTGTTAATTACGCATTCAACGGTCGTGTTGGCAATTTTCAAATTGATGCACAACCGGGTGCTGAAGCGAAATGCAACTTCACAATTCATCCGCGTGGCAATCAATTCGGTTGGTCAAACAACACTTAATCGTTTTGCCCCCTGCCGTCAATCAACTGCTAGTTTAGAGGGAAACGGTAGGGGTTTTTTAAAAGGCATAAGACATGAGTGATGTTAAGATTAGCAACAACAATGAATTGCTTGGTTTTTTATTAACGCAAGCAAGTAGCGGTCAAAAAGACTGGTTTGGGTTTACACAGCAACGCATCACGGGCATTTATTTGACCCATCAATTAGCGGCGCGACATGGCGATAAAATGACACCAAAACAAGTTGTGTCATACGCAAAAGAATTAAATGATGAAATTTATCAGGGTTTCATTAAGGTTAAATAATGTCAACAAACACCAAGTTTGAAATTACAGGATTGGGCGAAACATTAAATGTGTTCAAGCAACTTGAATCAGAAATTGGTGATAAGCAAGCACGTTCAAAAATTTTGATTCCCGCAATTAAAGAGGCAATGCAACCTGTTTTAAATATGGCAAGAATGCTTGCCCCAAATGACACAGGCATGTTACGAAATACTTTGACAATTGTGGGTCGTAGGCCAACAAATCGTGACCGCAAATCAAAATATATCACATCAAGTGATACCGTCATTGCTATGGTGACAACCAAAAATATACCCAAGAAATTAAAAAATAAATTTATGCAAACGCACGCAGGATTGATTTCTGATTATGCCAATGCAAAAAAAGGTTCAGAATTTAAAAATATTGCTGGCCAAAAATTAAAAGCGGCAAAAAGAAGTTTTTATGAAAATCACGGCATTCCTTATGATGCCCGTGCAGTTGCAAACGAATTTGGAACGGGTAAGATGGGCGCAAATCCATTTATGCGTGTTTCATTGGAAAGCCAAGCCATGAAGGTTAGTCAAATGCTTGGTCAAATATTACGACAAAAGATTGAACAATATAGGAGTAAGGCAAAATGAGTAAATTAGCATCAGCACTTGGCAAGAAGTATGAAGAAAACCGCGTTTCGGTTATGACGCGCCAATTTGAATTGGGCAATCATACATTTAAAGTTCGTGTTCCTAGTGTCGGCGAAATTGAGGCAATTTACAATTATTTTAAAAACCCAAATCAAGATGATGTTGATGTTGCATTTGAAGAAATGACAGTTGGGTTGAAAGAATTGCAAGAAGAAAGCAATGATATTATTCAGCATATTGACAATGACATTATCGTTGACGGTCGGTCAATGCGAGAGGCCGCCCGAAACAAAACAGTCTTGCAACATAGAATTGTTGAGTATATTAAGTTTTTAATTCCTGAAACTGGCGAAATGCCATCGGATTTAACTTATAAAGATGTTGAAGAAGAATGGCCATTGGCAATTCAGTTAATGATGGTTGATAAAATCAACGAAGTTATATCGCCTGATTATAAAGAAATTCGGGGAAAGTAAGTGGTTCATTAAGGGCGCAAGTTCGCGCATCAATGCTTTTTAATGGACATACGCAACAATCAATTGATGCAATAGATGAAATTACAATGAATGAAATTGTAATGATGTATTCTGACGGGATGGTTGGCAATCAAGCAATCCTTTCTGTTTTTGGTTCATTAACCGCAGGGGTTTTTAACTACACACGCGCACCACATACTGCGCCATTTAGTTTAAAATCAATACTTGGCACAAGTTACGGTTATATTTACCCCGAACAGGAAGTGAAGCCAAGTGACGCATTGCTAACATTTATGTCGCAAGCACAAGGGTTTGATATAAGTAAATTTAAAAAGGGTTAAGTTATGGCAATTATTTCAAGACTTGCGGTTTTATTGGGATTGGATTCTGCGGAATTCAATGCGGGTCTTGGTAAGGCCGAAACAAAACTTGCAGGATTTAAAGGAAGCACTGCGGCAACTGGAATTGCACTTGGCGCACTTGGCGCGGCGTTTTCCGCATCGGCAATTGGTGCGGCAAAATTTGCAGACCAAATCAACGATGTTGCAGTTGCCAATGAAGTTTCAGTTGGTTCAGTTTTAAAATTATCCGAAGCATTAACACTTGCTGGCGGTAAATCCGAAGACGCTGGCCGCTTGTTTGCGGCATTTTCAAATAAGATTGAAGAATCATTAAGTGAAAGCGGCAAGAAAGGCCGTGAATCATTCCAAAAATTAGGCGTTACCCTTGAAGATTTAAAAACATTAAACAGTGAAGACTTGTTCGGCAAGACTTTGCAAGGGTTGGCACAAATTGAAGACCCGCTAATTCGTAACGCACGCGCCGCCGATGTATTTGGTAAGGCAGTAAAAGGCGTTGACATCAAAGGGTTAAACGAAGAATTTCAAAACAACAAAACCAATTATAAGGAAACAGAAAAGGCATTCAAGGATATTGCCGCGGCAATGGATATTCTTGACAAGATGACTTTCAAATTAAAAGTTTCACTTGCAACAAATATTGGCGCAGGGTTTAAAAATGGTTTGTTGGGCTTAAATGCTTACATGGAAGGGTTGGACAAGTTAAACATTAAACAACGGGCATTAAACGCGTTGTTAAGTTTGACACCTTTTGGCGCAGTATCAAGTTCAGTCACAGCAATGTCAGCCGGCGCAAAATCAGTTAAAGAACCAAGCAAACCTGAAAAGTCGGTTGAAAATGTTGTTCGTGAAGTTAAGCAATTAAAAGAAGTTACTGACGCGGCAAACAAAGCCAAGAAGGATGCCGAAAAAGAATTGGCAGACGCGGCAAAAGACACAGCGCAATGGGCAATTAAACGTGAAGCGGATGAACGTTCCGCCCGCGAAGCGCGTGCAAAAGAAGTTGTGCAAATGGTTATTAAACAGCATCAGTTGTATGAAACAACCATGAAACAGGCGCAACTTGATAAAGAACGCCTTGAATATCAAAAAACGCTAGTCAATATGTCAGACACCCAACGCGACAAAGCATTGGCATTGTTTGATATTGAAAAAGAAATGGTGCAGATTCAAAAACAAAATCCAGCTTTTTCACCTGACATGTTGGAACGTATTAAGCAAGCAAAAACGGAAGCGGTATTGGCGCAAGAAGAATTGACACGCGCACAAAATACATTTCAAGCCGGTTGGAATCGCGCTTATGAAAATTTTGTGGAACGTGCAAAAGATTCAGCATCAATTGGCGCAAGCGCATTTCAATCAATGGCATCAAGCATGGAATCAGCCCTTGATAATTTTGTTCGTACTGGCAAATTGTCATTTAGCGATTTAATAAACAGCATGATTAGCGATTTATTACGCATGATGATGAAAGCCCAAGTAAGCAATATTTTTGGCAGTATTTTTGGCGGCGGTGAAGGGATGGGAAGTTTCCTGACATCAAGTTCAACCAATTTTGGCAACGGTGGCGGCTTGTTGGGATTCTTGGGTTTTGCAGACGGTGGCGAACCGCCAGTTGGCGTTCCATCAATTGTTGGAGAACGTGGCGCAGAATTGTTTGTGCCGAAAACCGCTGGCACAATAGTTCCAAATCATTCATTATCACAAGCATTGGGAAGCCAACCGCAAACCGTGTATAATGGCACAGTTGTTCAAAATTTAAGTGCGATTGACACACAGTCAGCCGTTCAGTTTTTATCAAGAAATAAAAATGCGGTTTGGAGTGCAAACCAATCGGCACAACGTAGTTTGCCAATGTCGCGGGGATAAGATATGTCATTAAATACAATTTTAAGAATATCGGAATCGGTTGGAATTAACGACCAACGATTTGTTGGCCAAATTGTCAGCCGCAACCAACGCATTTCAACTTCAGAAATTTTAACCGTTGTGCCATTTGAATTTGACATGAAGCCAATGAATTATTTGCTTTATAGTCAAAATCGCACATTGCTTGCCGAATTACGTTATGCCGATAAGGCAACTGAACAATACTTGAATTTTGGTTCAACAGGTTGGTTAAACTACATCAAATATCAAGGTGACATGACTGAAGCCGAAATTGGCGCATGTGCATGGCAAGCCGCTTCAGCAAATAAAACATTGGTATTGGGAAGTTTGCCAACGATGGGTTCAACTGAATACATTGTTCGCACTGGCGATTTCTGTCAGGTTGGCCGTTACGCTTATATTGCAACCGCAGATGTTCAACGTGGCGCAGGGTCAACTGTAAACATTCCTGTTCACCGAAATTTAATTGATGAAGTTGTCAGCCCGATTGGCGCGGTGATTGGTCAATATGGCACAACAATCAACATGGGCGGCGGCACTTTTGTTGGCGTTACATTCCCAGTGATTTTGCGTGAATATCCAACTTACACATTAATTCCAATGACTGACGATTCATTTATTCAATGGAATGGCAACTTCAACGCGTTTGAGGCGGTACTATAATGAATGTAATTGCGCCAGTTGATAACACCAACAACATTCGGATGGCTGATTTTGTGCGTGTCACAACGCCAACCGCAGTTTATCGTTTTGCAACAACACCAAGCGCGTTGACTATTCCTGCAATTGATTCCGAACCGTTTGATGGTCTTGGCGTGTTGATAAGTATTGGCGAAGTGACCCGTGACATCAAATCAACTGCAAACGAAACAAGCGCAACTTTGGTTGGCCTTGACACTGCATTGCTTGGTTGGGTTTTAAGTCAAGAAATTAAAGGTTCACAAATTGAAATGTGGCATGGATTTTTTGACACTGAAGGCGCATTGATTACTGGCGGCGGTTCGGGTGGAAGTGGCTTATATCAATATTTTAACGGGTTCATTAATTCATTTTCAATCAGTGAACAATGGATGGAAGAAATAAGACAATACGTTGGCACAATTAGTGTCAGCGCATCAAGCATTCAAATTATTCTTCAAAATAGAACCGCTGGCCGTTATACAAACGACAATGCTTGGCAATTTTTTAATCCCGGCGATGTATCAATGAATCGTGTTGCATTCATTGAAACAATCAATTACTTTTTTGGTAAAGATAAAGACCCAAACGCATACAAGACATGATTCGATTTGCTACAAGACACGATAATAATGCCATCATTAATATGATGAAACAGTTTGCGATTGATGCCAAATATCCAATGGCCAAAAACCCAATGAATTGGTCGCAAACGCATATTGAAAAAACACTTGATGAATTATATGCTGGTCGCGGATTTGTATTGATTGATGATAAATATACGGGAATTTTGATTGCAGTAAGAACGCAATCGTTTTGGATTCCTGAATTTATACAGTTGCAAGAAGTCATGTTGCATGGCAAAAACAAGTTTATAATTGGCAGGCTGATTCGTGATTATGCAAGAATAGCAAAACAATATGTTGAACAAGGCAAGATTAACGAAGCAGTTATGTTTTCAAACAATGATTGCGATTACACTGGATTTGATATGATTAAATTTGAATCAGCATGGCGGGTTAAATAATGGCAGGCGCAGTTGTAGCGGCATTGGTTTCCGCAGGCGCAAGCGCAGTTGTCGCAAACGTTATTGCATTTGCAATTACAATGGTTGCATCATCAGTGTTGTCAAAGGTATTTGCACCCGATATGCCGGGTCAAAATGGAACGCCAAGTCAGCCCAATCCGGGCAATCGTCAACAGTTACCGCCAGCGGGTGATAATAAATTGCCGGTTGTTTATGGAACGGCCTATGTTGGCGGCGCAATTATTGATATGTCAATCAGTGAAAACAATCAAGACATTTATTGGGTGTTTGCTTTATCCGAAGTGACCAACACCGAAACAGGCGGCACGCCCGACACAATTACTTTTGGCGATATATATTGGGGCGGTAAAAAATGCGTGTTTAGCACAACCTTTGGTGAAGAATACAAAGTTGTTGGTTTGCTTGATGAATCAACAAACGAAACGCAAAACATTTCAGGTTACATGGATATTTGGCTTTATAACAATGGTTCAAATTCACCTGTAAACAGCACAACAAATGCAATCACTGTAATGAACACAAGTGGCCTTGTTTATAAATGGCCGGGCAATAAACTTATGACAAATTGTGCTTTTGCAATTGTTCATTTACGTTACAGCCAAAGCCGCAATCTTACTTCATTAAATCAAACGCGTTTTCAACTTACCAATTCACGCAAAGCCCCCGGCGATTGCTTTTTGGATTATTTAACATCAACACGTTATGGCGCGGCAATTCCAGTTGCACAAGTTGACACTGCAAGTCTTGATGATTTGAATTCATATTCAAACGCGCCAATTGGATTTACAACTTACACTGGCGGTTCAAGCACAATTTCAAGATTTCAATTTAATGGCACAATAGACACCAACCAAAAGATTATGCAAAATTTGCAGGCAATGGCCGATTCTTGCGATTGTTTGCTTAAATACAATGAAATTAATGGCACTTGGGGTGTTATTGTTCAAAGGCCAACATACACAGTGGCAATGGCTTTAAATGACAGCAATATTGTTTCGGCAATTAATGTTTCGCCAATTGATATTTCAAATTCATTTAATATTATTGAAGTGAAGTTTCCTGACGGTAGTGAAAAGGACACATTTAACAGCGCATCATTTGATTTGGCAGTTTTAAATCCATCATTGCTTTCGCCAAATGAACCTGTAAACAAACAATCAGTAAATCTTTATTTGGTCAACAACAACGTGACGGCACAATACATTGCCAATCGAATGCTTGAAGCCGCTCGCGAAGACTTGCAAGTTCAACTTGATATTGATTACACAGGGTTGCAACTTGAAGCGGGTGATATTGTTACAGTAACAAATGCCAATTATGGTTGGGATGAAAAGATTTTCAGAATTATGAAAGTCACTGAAAAATTTACAGACAACGGTCAAGTTTTTGCAACATTAAGTTTGTCAGAATTTAATCCTGCCGTTTATGATGATTATAATGTTACGCAGTTTACGCCAGCCCCAAACACTGGAATTGGTTCACCATCGGCATTCGGTACAATTCCCGCACCTGTTATTTCAACGGTGTTGCCAAACGCGGCCAATCCTGCGTTTTCAGTTGTTGTGACAACATCAAGCGCAGGCATTACACAATATGCAGAAATTTGGTATTC